GACTGGGTTTAGCGATCTGAATGACGACCGTTACACGTTGTACGAAATCCACGCAGATCTTGACATTGCCGGGTTTGAAGATAAGGACGCTAAAGGTGAAGAAACGGGGATTGCGCGCCCATATGTGATTACGATTGTTAAAGGGTCCAATGAAGTATTGGCTGTGCGGCGCAATTGGAAAGAAGACGATGAGTTTTGTCTGAAGCGCCAACACTTTGTTAAGTACGACTACATCCCCGGCTTTGGTGCATACGGCTTTGGTTTATTCCACTTGATTGGTGGCTTTGCCAAGTCGGCTACTAGCATCATGCGTCAGCTTGTGGATGCCGGGACACTATCGAATCTACCGGGCGGTTTGAAATCCCGTGGGTTGAGAATTAAGGGCGATGACACTCCGATTGCACCGGGAGAGTGGCGCGACGTAGATATTGGTTCAGGGGCACTGCGCGACAACATCCTGCCGCTGCCATACAAAGAACCATCAAACGTCCTGTATCAGTTGCTGTCCACGATTGTGGATGAGGGGCGGCGGTTCGCAGCCACGGCGGACATGCAGGTTAGTGACATGTCGAGTCAGGCTCCAGTGGGGACCACGCTCGCTATATTGGAGCGCCAGCTCAAGGTAATGACGGCGGTGCAGGCGCGCCTGCACTACAGCTTCAAGCAAGAACTGCGCCTGCTTGCGCAGATTGTTCGGGACGAGACTGATGACGAGTACGACTACGACCCAGAAGAGGGGCCGCGCAAGGCGAAAAAATCTGACTACGATCATTTAGACATTATCCCGGTTAGTGATCCTAACGCGGCTACGTTAAGCCAGCGGGTTGTGCAGTATCAGGCTGTTATTCAGATGGCGCAGATGGCACCGGACATTTACGACCTGCCTCAGTTGCACCGGCAGATGTTGGAGATTCTGGGTGTTAAGCATGCCGACAAGCTGGTGCCGTTGCCAGACGACATGAAGCCGCGCGATCCGGTGTCAGAGAACATGAACATGCTGAAGATGGAGCCGGTCAAGGCGTTTATGTACCAAGACCACAAGTCGCATATTCAGGTACACATGTCGATGGCTAAAGACCCGACGGTCATGGAGTTAATTGGGCAGAGTCCGAACGCACCAAAGATGCAGGCAGCGCTAATGGCGCATATTTCCGAGCACATTGGGTTTGCGTATCGGGAGCAGATTGAGCAGCAGATGGGCGCAGGGTTGCCTAAATACGACAGTGACCTCCCACCCGACGCTGAATACGCGCTATCTAACTTGTTGGCTCAAGCGGCCAACCAAGTGCTCCAGAAGAACCAAGGCGAAGCCGCGCAGAAGCAGGCACAGCAACAACAGCAAGACCCGTTGATCCAGATGCAACAGCAAGAGTTGCAGATGAAGCAGCAAGAATTGCAGATGCGCCAGCAGGAGTCCCAGACTCGGTTACAGCTTGAGTCGCAGAAAGCGCAGCTTGACGCACAGCTAAAACAACAGGACATGCAGCTAAAGATGCAGCAGGCCCAAGCACAGGCGCAGGCGGCGCAAGTCCAAGCCCAAGCGCAGATGGGTAGAACGGCATTGGATCAAGCGCGTTTAGAGTTGGATAAAGAGAAGCTAGCTAACGATATGGAGCTTGCAGGCATGAAGATCGGTGCGCAGATCCAAGAGAGCAAAGCTAAGCAAGAAGCCCAGCATGAGACGGACGGGTTGCGTATCGGCGCAGACATTGCCAAGCATAAGGCACAAGTAGAGGCGCAAGAGCGCCAAGCACGCGCAGCACAAAACAAGCCGGAGAATAAAGAATGATTCATGAATTTGCGCGCGTATTGCGCGAAAAGATCCGCGACGATATGAACAACTACGCTGATGATTTGGCTAACGGCGTATGTCAATCGTTTGAGGAGTATCGAAAACTCTGTGGTGTTATTCAAGGTCTAGCCATCGCAGAGCGTTACATCATCGACCTTGCTAAAAAAGTGGACGAAGCCAATGACGGATGAACTTACACCGGAGCAAAAAGCAAAGACAATCCCTGCCCCGACTGGGTGGAAACTTCTTTGCGCTATTCCGGAAACGGATGACACGTTTGAGGGCACAGAGATTGTTAAGCCCAATGCGTTTATCAAACAGGAAGAGCCTGCATCAACGGTGCTTTTTGTAGTGAAGATCGGCCTCGACGCATACAAGGACAAAGTAAAGTTTCCTTACGGCGCTTGGTGCAAAGAAGGCGATTTTGTTTTGGTACGTGCCTATTCTGGTACGCGATTGAAAATCTTTGACCGCGAATTCCGTCTGATCAACGACGATCAGGTTGAGGCTGTTGTCGAAGACCCCCGTGGCATCAGCCGCGCTTAACGAGGTAACACATGGAAGATTACAAATTCCCCGACGAAAATAATAGCGTAGAGGCTATTAAACCAAATGATGAAGACATTGAAGTCGAAATCATTGATGACACGCCCGAACAAGACAGGGGCCGAAAGCCGCTGGAACGGGAAGTTGAAGACCCTACTGAAGACGAGATCGAGTCATACTCGGACAAGGTAAAGGGCCGCATCAAAGAATTGACGCACGCGCGTCACGATGAGCGCCGTGCCAAAGAAGCCACGCTGCGGGAGAAGCAGGAGCTTGAACGCTTTGCTCAGCAGTTGCTGGAAGAAAACAGAAACCTTAAGCAGTACGTTGATGATGGAACTGTGCAGTATGTTGCCACCGCTAAAGCTGCGGCTGAAGCGGAACTGGCCGCAGTACGCCGCCAATACAAGGAAGCGCAAGAAGCGTTTGATACAGACGCCATAATTGCGGCACAAGAAGCATTGACCGAAGCCAAATTAAAATTGGAGTCGATCAAAAACTTTAGGCCAACCCCTTTACAACAACAGGAAAACACTGTACAAAGACAAGTATCCGCTCCCCAAGCGGTCCAACCGGATGAAAAGACGCTGCGCTGGCAGGCAAAAAACCAGTGGTTTGGAGCACAGGGGTATGAGGAAGTTACCAGCTACGCACTAGGGCTGCATCAAAAACTAGTCGGTTCGGGCACTGACCCGCGAAGCGATGAATACTTTCAGGCAATAGATTCACGCCTGCATAAGACCTTCCCTGAGATATTTGGGGGGTCCACCTCCAGAAAGCAATCGGCAGTTGTTGCGCCTGCGACACGCTCGTCAGGCACAAGGCAGGTCAGGCTGACTACCACGCAAGTCGCGTTGGCTAAGAAGTTTGGCTTAACACCAAAACAATACGCTGATCAATTGGTTAAACTGGAGAATGCAAATGGCTGAAACTAACGCTCGTACCCCCCGCGATTTAGCGTCGCGCGAAAAAACTGCTCGGGCTGTTTATGTACCGCCGAGTTCCTTGCCAGATCCTACCCCTGAAGCGGGCTATTCATTCCGGTGGATTGCAACGCACATCATGGGGCAATCGGCACAAACTAATGTGTCCGGTAAGTTTAGGATGGGTTGGGTTCCGGTTAAGGCAAAAGACCATCCTGAGCTGATGATTGAAGGAAATACTGACGGCAATGTGGAAATCGGCGGGCTTTTGCTTTGCAAAATCTCGAAGGAAAAAGCAGAGTCAATGTCGGAGTACTACAACGATCAGGCGCAAAAACAAATGGAGTCTGTTGACAACAACTTCATGCGCAACAACGACCCTCGTATGCCGCTGTTTGCAGATCGTAAGTCAACGGTCAGCCGTGGCGGATTCGGTTCCGGTATTAAATAATGGAGTTTTAAATGGCTTATCCTGTTATCAGTTCTCCCTACGGGCTAAAGCCAATCAATTTGATTGGTGGGCAGGTGTTTGCGGGGTCCACCCGTGAGTACCCTATTACTAATGGTTACAGCACGGCAATTTTTTACGGTGATTACGTAGGACTGTCCCGTGGTGAAATCGTTCGTCTGTCTGTGTCTACTGGCACAGCAGGTAACCAAACCGGCATCTTTTTGGGATGTTCGTTTACCAACCCCGTCACAAAACAAAAGCAATTTCAGCAATACTGGCCAGCATCAACTGCGGCTGGTGATGCAGTAGCTATTGTTGCTGACGATCCTGACCAAGTGTTTAAAGCTGTGGTTTGTTCTGCTACTACCGTTGTTGCTTCTGGCGCTCGCGCCATGATTGGCCAAAATCTGGCCATGATCAACAACACGGGTAGTACTGCAACAGGCAACTCCAAGAACGCTGTCTTGGCTCCTAGTGACACTCCTGCTACCACCTCATCTTTGCCCGTTCGCGTGCTTGGTTTGGTGCCTGATACGGCTGTTTCTCTTGGGACTGCAACCTATAGCAGCATTTCTACCGCTACTGTGACTTGTTCGGCGTTGCCGTTCGCGTTGCCGGTTGGTACTGATGTTGGTTCGCTGGACTCAAACGGAAACTACGTTTCTGCGGGTTCTTTTGTTGACACCGCTGCTTCTGCCGGTGCTACCTCGTTTGTTTTGAACCAAGCTCCTGTTGCTACTTTGAACTCAACTATTGTGTTCATGCAGTACCCAGAGATTTTGGTCAAGATTAACTTTGGTCAGCATCAGTATTATGCTGGCACAAGCATTGCTTAAGGAGTAATTTAAAATGGCAATTTCACGCGCCCAACTACTTAAAGAACTCCTGCCGGGGCTTAATGCGCTGTTTGGTCTGGAGTATTCCCGTTACGGCGAAGAGCATAAAGAGCTTTACGAAACCGAGAAATCGGAGCGTAGCTTTGAAGAAGAAACCAAGCTGTCTGGTTTCTCCGCTGCTCCCGTCAAAAACGAAGGTGCCGCAATTGCGTATGACAATGCGCAGGAAGCCTTCACCGCTCGCTACAACCACGAAACCATTGCTCTTGGTTTCTCGATCACCGAAGAGGCGATTGAGGACAACCTGTACGACAGCTTGTCTGCTCGTTACACCAAGGGTCTGGCTCGTGCAATGGCGTACACCAAGCAGGTCAAAGCTGCTGCGGTTATTAACAACGGCTTTAACAGCGCCTTCCCCGGCGGTGACGGAGTTTCGTTGTTTAACACAGCACACCCGCTAGTCTCTGGTGGTACGAACAGCAACACGCCTTCCACGGCTGCGGACTTGAATGAAACTTCGTTGGAAAACGCGGTCATTCAAATCGCTGCATGGACGGACGAGCGCGGCCTGCTGATCGCAGCAAAGCCACGTAAGCTGATCATTCCACCAAACCTGATGTTCGTTGCTACCCGTCTGTTGGAAACCAGCCTCCGTGTTGGCACAACCGACAACGACATCAACGCTCTGAAGAACAACGGCGCAATCCCCGAGGGTTACACCGTTAACCACTTCTTGACCGACGCGAACGGCTGGTATCTGACTACCGATGTTCCAAACGGCCTGAAGCACTTTGAGCGTACGCCATTGACGAACTCAATGGACGGTGATTTCGATACCGGCAACGTACGTTACAAGGCCCGCGAGCGTTACAGCTTTGGCTGGTCGGACCCGCTTGGAATCTACGGTTCGCCCGGTTCGAGCTGATAGATAGAAAAGGGGGCTTCGGCCCCCTTTTCTTTTGTGAATTACTGTGATATAAATACACATACCTAGACCACTCGACTTGCTAACTGACTAGGCAGACTTCCCTCAAGAGATAGCAAGTTTTGATTTGAGGACTTTATTATGGGTTTCGCTTCTCACCTCGGCCCTTGGCTGCTTGGCACTGTTAAAAACACGACCGGTACGACTGCGGGTACGATTCAGAATCTGGGCGCGGCTGTTGTTGCGCAACAGGCTAACGTCGCGTTCGGTACGCTGACTGGTAATG